GTGGTAGGTAAATTGTGGCGAAGCTCTCTAGGGTCGTAATTAAAAATATTGTTAAGGAATGTCTAATAGAGATATTAGAGGAAGGTCTTTCTACAGCATCCCCCTCTTTTCTAAGTGAGTCAAGAAAGTCAGCTAGACATATAAATGATATCGATGGCAGGCCAGATAGAAAGAGGCCTAGCAAGAAAAATATTACAGATGATAAGATAATTAATCAAGACTTTGAATCAAATGTAAACAATGTTGCTAATAGCATGACATCAGATCCAGTTCTCTCATCAATACTTGTTGACACAGCCAAGACAACATTACAAGAGCAGCAGAGTATTGAACAGAGCGGTGTAGCCGGAAGCTCATTAATGCATCAGTCAGGTGGTGATGAAGCTTCTCAGGTAATGAATAACTCAGACCCTACAGAGGTTTTTTCAGAATCTGCATCTAAGTGGGCTGACTTAGCCTTTTCCTGATCTAAATCGATCTTAATAATTTCGTTAATTTATTACTTGCAAGATATGTATGATTAAGACCCGGAGTTTAATATGGCAAAGAGAAGCAAGAAGCTCACACTTAATACGTTGAGAAAGATGGTTAACGAAGAGAAGAAGAAGCTCAAGTCACAGGGTGTCATCTCTTCAGACACGGTGGAAGATGCCTGGTCTGGCGGAGATAATTTAGTTAATCAAATTGATTACATCAAAAAATTAGGAATTGTTGAGTCAAGGCTAAGAAAGAAGGCAGCCAAAATATCTAGAGCAAGAGTAGAATTAAAGAAGAGACTAGTTAAGGACATGTAGTGGCAGACGATCCACAAACTATTGTTGAGCCCATAGTCGAGATACCAGCTTCACCGTTCGGTTCCCGGAATGAGAGCATCCTCAGAAGTTCATTTCCAAATTCACCGATCTACCTGCATGAGCTGACTGATGATAGAATTAAAGATAGCTTTCAGGACAGTGTGTTAGACGGAGAGGTCATAGCTGGTCTCGGTTTTGCAACTACTGTACAGATGCAATACTATAAAAATAGCCCACCGAACATGATTCACGTTGTGCAGACCACCTCATCTCCCGGCGGCGGAATGGGAGCAGGCATGACTGTGACTGATAATGTCTGGCCAGCTCCTAATATTGTTTCTTCACCTGGGCCACCCAATGCATCAGGCGGTCACGGAGTTGGAGCTGATCCATCATTTCAAGCTAGCGTTGTAAAGGTAGAGCAGACGTCTGTTGGATACGGCTCCGGGCCAGCAGAGCCCAGTAATCCTTCTGTAGAGTCAGAGAGAATTTCTAATCAACAGTTCAATGGACTTATTCCTGGAAATTCTTAAAGAATTATAGTCTTATTTTCTATATTGAGAATATTTAAAACATAGGATATCGGAGGTACTAGGCCATGGCAGAACAACCACAGACAATTGTCGCGCCACCGCCAGCAGCAGACAAGCCGCTAGGGGCGAGAAATGAAACAAATCTTCAGAGCGCATACGGTGAATCACCAATATACAAGGGTGAGATAACAGACGATGAGAGAAAGGTGGAGTTTGAAGCTCTAGCACTTAATGGTCTAGTCACAGACGGGCTTGGAATGAATTCATTCCAGAGAGATTATGATGCTAATAACCCGCCTGATCTCGAAGATGTAGAAACGGGAGGCCAGGGCAAGCCTGCGACACCCTATGTTCCGAATCCATCCTCACCAGGGCCGGGCAGCATATCACCTAATGATGTGCCAGAATTCACAGGAGAGATACCAGATAGTGCACCTGAGTTCGGATCTGGTCTCGGAGGCACAACATCACCGTCAGTCACCTCTGAAAACATATCAGCTCAAAAACTAGGCCAGTATATCTCTGGAAGATCATATCAGGGGTCTGACGGTCGAGGGTGATGACCAAAAAGCTTTACTATAATCCATCAACTGCTAATGCAGATCTCCGAAAGGGGATGGGCTATGGTAAGGCTCAAAAGACGCCAAGCCTTGGCACTGGTCTCGGATCAGAGGCTATCATGGGATCATCAGAGACAGGGATATATTCAGAACCATCATCTCGTGAATTTTTTGATGATGATCCTCAGGAATTTGGATTTGATGACGATGATATTGATAATTTCGTGTCCAGGGTGAACCTATATTATATGAGAGCGGATCCAAGTCACTGGCCCAGAGCCGATCGTGGGTCACTTGCTCACTCTAGTAATATATGGGAAGCCACTGATGATGGATTAGTTCCAGCTATTAAGCCCCAGAGACTTCCCAAAGCTAGAAAGGGAATTTCACCATTTTCTTCTAAGACATTATATCCAAAGGGATTTAATGGTCCGCCACTAGGTACAGGAAATGCAGGTCAGGCATTTAAAACTACAGGACCATTTATAGGAATAGGAACACAGTATGGAACATCTAGGGCTCCTATTAATACTGTCGATGACGGAATTGAAGCAGGAAGCTATCTAGATATCCTAGATATGGATCCTTCTGAGAGAGAGATTTTAAAGCAAAGAATAAAGATGCTAAAAATCCTTAACACACTAGACGAAGGATTTTAGCACCAGAGGGTGGTAAATTCATATTTATCTTTATATTTAATAACAATGAGGGTTACACATGTCTAAGTCACTTTACGATGAAGCAATCGCCGAGGCAAAGCTACTACAAGAGACTGCTGAGCAGAATGCAAAAAATGCGATCATCGAGGCAGTTACGCCGAAGATAAGAGAATTCATTGAGGAACAGCTTCTGAGAGAGACATCAAGTGCATCTGATGATGACATACTTGAAAGTGTTGCAGCTGATATTCTTAGCACTGATGACGAGAATGTTATTTTAGATGAGAGTGCTCTGTCATCGCTTTTAGAAAAGTTTGGCGGTGATGACATCAGGACTGCTCAAAAGTCTGCTAAGAGCGCCTATAAGTCAGCGCTAAAAGAGGCATTTGACAGCCTAAATGACGAAAATCGAAGAAAACTGGTTCAAGTTGCTAATAAAGTTAGACATAGTGCTGATTTTTTGCATGAGAGAAACATAGATATTGATGACAAGACTCAACAGGAGAACTTAAGCATGTCACGAGATGAGATTTTATATGAGGTCGACCTAGACGATCTTGACAATTTACTTTCTGAGCGTCGCGGAGGCAAGAAGGGCGATCGCTCTCACGCCGTAGACTATGAGGACTTAGATGAAGAGAGAGGCGGAAAGAAGGGCGATCGCTCTCACGCCGTAGACTTCAGTGAAAGCCTTGATGAAGATGATGAGCTTGATCTCGATGAGATAATGAGTCTGCTAGGAGACGACTTATTGAGTGAGGACGTTCTTGAGATAGACCTCGGTGACCTCGCTGTTGAGGATGAACTGCAAGATGCACTATCTAGAGCATCTATCTCAGTTCGACAGTCTGAAGAGGATGAAGAGGTCGATGTAGATGAACTAGAGGACGCTGAGGCCCCTGACGACGCAGAAGTCGAGGTGGGCTTCGAAGAAGAATTTGAAGAGGAAAGCCTCGATGAGGTTTTTGAGATAGATGAGAACTTGCTACGCTCTGAGCTAAGACGCCTTTATAGAAGTGGTGCACTCGAGGAAGCAAAGGATCTTGTTAAACTAAAAGGAATCAAAAATGATATGGCAGCTAGCTGGGGCGGAAAAGGCGACGGCAAGGCTGGTGTAAAGGGAGCATACGGCGGAACTGGTACTGGAAAGACCGGTCCCGTGGGTGCATATGGCGGCGGAAAGGCGAGCGGAGACCCATTAAAGGTCAAGCTCAATAAGCTTTCTGAGGCATTATTAAAAGAGAGACGCAGTAATCGATCTCTCAAAGGAAGGCTCGGTGAATACAGAAGTGCAGTTGAAACACTTCGTGAGCAACTAACAGACTTAAATCTGTTCAACGCAAAGCTTCTCTATGTCAATAAGCTCTTGCAGGATAAGACGACAACTCCTTCGAGGAAGCGTTCTATCGTCGAGGCAATTGACAAGGCGAAAACCTTAAGAGAGGTGAAGCTACTTTATAGAAGCCTGACTCAGATAGATTCAGGCAGATTAAATGAACACACATCCCGCAGGGTTATGGGTTCCTCATCTAGGCCTACAGGCAGGTCCTCTTCCTCCTCTTCAGCTACGGCTGAAGTGGATAGGTGGTCAGTACTAGCAGGTCTTAAGTAAACAACTGCACAAAACCATTAATATCAAAATAGGAGATAATAAAAATGGCAAAATCATTCACACTTAATCAGCTGACTGAGGGTATCCGACAGAGAAATGTTGGTACCGAGGGACGTCGGCTGGTAGAGAAGTGGTCACGGACAGGACTTCTTAGAGGCCTAGACGACCATAAACGAGAGACAATGTCTCGCATGCTAGAGAACCAGGCAGCTCAGCTCTTACGAGAGCAGAACAGCCTTGGTACGGGAGCCGGCGCTGGAACCACTTCAGGTGACATCCGTGGCTTCACTAACATCGCATTCCCGATCGTTCGCCGAGTATTCGGTGGCCTCATTTCTAATGAGCTAGTATCGATCCAGCCGATGAGCCTTCCATCCGGTCTGCTCTTCTACCTGGACTACACATACGGTACACGAATTGGCGGCGACGCTGACCTTCAGACAGGTGACGCTGGCTCTGCTGACGCGAGTACCTACGCTGTAGGTCAGTCGATCTATAATCGGCCGACTGGCAAGGGTGTTCAGTCAGGATCACTAGCGACAGGCGGTCAGTATGACCTCGCCGGTCACACATACACTAGAGTACACCAGACTGTTGGTGGGATGGCTGCGGCTAACTCGCGGCTAACTCTTCTTAACTGGGGAGCGTGGCAAGGTAGCTCAGCAATGACGACAAATGCTGTCATGGCAGCCACTGGGTCTGACGCAAAGAACGCACAGTTCGATCCGCAGCTCTTGTCTGTACTTGAGGGTAACTTAAGTGCTGCTGGCCAGCCTGGCAACAATGCAGGAACCTTCCAGTTCTTGGTATTTGATGTCACTGATATGAGTTCACTTCAGATAGATCTGACGTCTGTCAAGGACATATCGCTCTTCAGTGACAACGACGGTGCCGGTACGTCTATCAGCCAGACAGGAATGGCTGTTTGGAATGACAGCTGGCAGGGAGGAAAGAATATCCTCAACCTCAGGCGTCTCAATCAGCTGGGAACATTTGCTAACGGTGCTTTCACAGCTGATCCGATGGTCACGACAGCAACTACTAACGCTGCTCTGCTCTGTGTCGTGTCAGGCGTGCTACCAACTGCATTCCGAGCTGTAAACGGTCACGGCCTCACAGGTTCCTATGCACTTGATCCGACACTGAGTGTTGACGGGGCTCAGGGTGACGTTCTCACGATCCCGACATTTGAGTCGAACTTCGCGACATCTCCTTCTCCTCGCATCCCTGAGATCGACATCAAGATCGAATCGATCGCGGTCACCGCAGTGACACGCAAGCTCAGAGCTCGCTGGTCACCAGAACTCGCACAGGATCTTAACGCTTACCACAGCCTTGACGCTGAGGTAGAGCTCACACAGATCCTCTCTGAGCAGATCGCTCTTGAGATCGACCGTGAGATCCTTAATGATCTCCTCACGCAGGCTAAGGGAGCTAACTACTTCTGGTCACGCATGCCAGGTAAGTTCGTTAATAAGACTAACGGTGCTGAGCAGAAGCTCGCTGACTCGCTATCTGCCGGACCTCGGTTCACAGGTACAGTCCGTGAGTGGTATGAGACTCTCGTAGAGACAATCATAGACGTCGCTAATGAGATCCACCGCAAGACCCTCAGAGGTTCCGCAAACTTCGTGGTTTGCTCTCCAGAGGTCGCTACGGTATTCGAGGCATCAGTTCTCTATAAGCCGAACTACAGCCTTGACGGACAGGGACAGGTCGGACAGCCCTTCACACTAGGTGCTGCCCCGATCGGATCGCTCAGTAATCGTTTCACGGTCTACAAGGATCCTTACTTCCCACGGAACAAGATCCTCGTCGGATACAAGGGCGGAAGCTACCTGGAGACAGGATATGTATACGCACCTTACGTGCCGTTGATCGTCACACCTACTATCTTCGCACCGGAAGACTTCACACCCCGCAAGGGCGTGATGACCCGGTACGGTAAGAAGATGGTTCGCGCTGACTTCTACGGAACGGTAACGGTCCTGGATCTAAACGTCATCTAATTTAATTTAGAGACGCCTAAGTCGCATCAGAAGGCACCCCAATTTTGGGGTGCCTTCTTTGTTTTCACTGTAAGCAAGAAGTGTTATACTTAGCATATGATAATAAGCCACAGTAGAAAATTTATATTTTTCAAGCCGTTAAAGACAGCTGGGACAAGCGTAGAGGTTCTCTTAAGGGACATGTGTGGTCCAACTGATATAATCACACCAGTAGCACCAGATGAAGTAAAGAAAGGCTTCAATAGCCAGAATAACATTAATGAGGATGGAATATTTAAGTTTCACTCTCACACTTGGCCCGACTTGCTTTTTGAAAAAACTGAGAGTACTTGGAATGATTATCACAAGATATCTATGGTGAGAAATCCTTGGGACATGTGTGTATCTTATTACTGGTGGACAATGTCTAGAAATAAGAATTCTCAGCTAATAATAAAGGATAGTGACATAGATAGCCTAATAGAAGAAAAATTTAGATTATTTTTAGAAACCAAGTGCTTCTATGATGAGCACATTCTTAAAAACGTAGATAATTTTTATAAGAGTCCAGTATCGTGGCTATCAGACATATCTCTGAATTTTATGAGTGAAGAGATAGACACGTATATCAGATTTGAATCTTTGCAAAGTGATTTTAATAATGTGGTGTGTGACCTAGGTGGGAGACCTGTAGAGCTACCTAGGTTCAAGTCTAATAAAAGAAATCTGAGCTATCACTACTCTAAGTATTATTGCGAACATACAGCTGATTTAGTAAAAAATTATTTTTCTGAGTATTCAGATAGTCTAGGATATAGCTTTTTAGAGATATAGAGATCAGCTAGCTAGAAAGATAGTGAATTACAATTTAAAAACTTTAGAGTCTTGAAATAGTTATCAATAGGGGCTCATAAGCCTTGAGGTATAGCTGTGGCAATTTTTTCTAATACTACTAATCCGACACCGTTTGGATTATTTGATAGTGACACAGAGTTTCAGTCAGAGGCAGATAAGCTCGTCGTATTTGTTAAGCGGAAGTTAGGTGATGATGTACTCAGTGTTGAGCTAACAAAGAAGCAGATATGGGCAAATTTTGAGGAATCAACACTAGAATTTAGCTCGATATTGAATCAGTATCAGGCGAAGTCACAGCTTGTTCAATTTCTTGGAATGCCGATAACAGGTTCAACAGGTGCCATGTCAGGGTCTGAGGGAAAATATCCTAGAGAAAATCTTGACTTTTTAGCACGTTTCGCAGAGCCGTATTCAGCAGAAGCAGGTGTCGGTGGCTCATATGACATGGTATCAGGATCTATTCAGCTTACCAGAGGAACACAAGACTATAATATCTACAAGGAGCTCAAGGACACAGCTGGAAACTTAATATTTTCTTCAAGTATGAATAGTCTCAGAACTAAATTGAGAATCAGTGAGGTATTCCACTTCAGCCCACAGGCGGCATATAGATTTTTTGATACAACATCAGCAATTAACTATTTAAATAATGAATTCAGCTTTGAATCATTCACACCAGAGACAATATTTTATGTCCTTCCTGTTTTTGAGGATATTCTTAGAGCAGGGATGCTAGATATATCTAATAGGGTCAGAAGATCAAACTACTCATATAAGATCATAGGAACAGATATAAGGATATTTCCTAAGCCAACAGCACAGTCTCCAAAGAAACTGTGGCTAAGGATAAAATTCTTTTCTGATCCTCTTAATCCAGCATATCAGGACGACACGATACAGGGAGTTTCTAACTTATCTGACATACCGTTTGGAGATCTAAAATATTCTAATATTAATAGCATAGGAAAGCAGTGGATAAGACAATATACACTCGGTCTCAGTAAAGAGCTACTGGGT